GAGGCGTCGACCGAGGCGAGGACCGAGTCGCCGACCGAGGCGTCGACCGAGGCGCGGACCGAGGCGCGGACCGAGGCGCGGACCGAGGCGTCGACCGAGTCGCCGACCGAGGCGTCGACCGAGGCGAGGACCGAGTCGCCGACCGAGGCGTCGACCGAGGCGCGGACCGAGGCGCGGACCGAGGCGCGGACCGAGGCGTCGACCGAGTCGCCGACCGAGGCGTCGACCGAGGCGCGGACCGAGGCGTCGACCGAGGCGCGGACCGAGGCGTCGACCGAGGCGCGGACCGAGGCGTCGACCGAGGCGCGGACCGAGGCGAGGACCGAGGCGTCGACGATCCGGTCGCACCACCACGCTGCGATGGGCCCGGCGTACGCGACGACGAGCGGGCATGGTGCCCACACGACGACCTTGGGCTCGAGCAACCCAGAGTGGCGATAGCACGCGCGGACGGCCGCCTCGAACAACGGCCGATCCGCCGGCTTCGTGCACAACCCGATCTCGATCCACTTCTTCGCCCACGACGCCATCTGGGCGGCCTCGGCGTCGGTCATTTTGTCGACGCGCTTCCGCGTTCGGAACGACTTCTCAGGCAACTCGTCCAGCATTAGACGAGCGACATCGTCGCGGACGCCGAACGAATCGATGGCGCGGATCGGCTGCGTCTCGTCGACGACCTTTCGCCACGACTCGGCAACGCTCGGCTTGCCCAAGTCCTCGTAGAGATCCGACAAGACGAGCCGGGCGTGCTTGTCGCCGCGTGCCTCGATCTCGAGCGCGGCGATCTGCCTGTGGACGTCGAGCGCGTTCATAACCAGCCACTCCAGGTCACGGGTTTTCCGATCCGATCGGCTTCGCGTCTCAGCCGACGCGCGCGCAACATCGGAGCGACACGATTGGCGTCGATGCTCACGCCGACGGCACGGAGCAAGCGGTAGAGGGTCCGCGTCGAAATCCCGAGCGCGTTCGCGGCGGCAGTCTTGCTGCCGAGCTCGGCAACCGCGTCGGCCGCTGCACGAGCGCAGACGACACGCATCGGGACCACGCTTGACATAAACGCGCCATCCGGACGCGACTTCGCGCTCGTCGATCCGTTCACCCTGCTTGTCGTGTCGTGGCTCATGTTGTGGTTCCGAACGAAGGCGAGCGAACGCGTCCACCCGACGCGCCCGCGAGAACGGCTAGTAAGGTCTGCGGCGCTTCTCGGCGCGCAGCAGCACGGCTTCGGCATCAGCGGAGCGATAGATGTCGCTGCCCTCGCCGACGAAGAACAGCGCGCGGTACTCGTCGAGCGTCAGACGTTTGGGCTTTGGTTCGCGAGAGCGGAGCAGGCGACGACGCGCCGACTTCACCGGTCGAGTCATCTCGATGACGGTTTCTAGGTTCGCGGATGCGAGCGACAATGCGAATGACCGAACGGCACCGTCGCCACGGAACCATTCGTGGTGCAGGCGTTCGTCGGCGAACCGACAGTGCAGGCGGTGCTCGTCCTCGTGACCGCCAGGGATCGCCACGATCAGGCGCAGCGTTTCCGGGCAGGTCGCCTGCAGATCGCGTAAACGTGACGCGACGTCGAGCGACGTTCCGATCTTGATCGGTCCACCTGGTCCGGCTTCGACGAAGTAAACGCGTGCGGCGGTCACTTGCCGAGCTCCTGGTCGACGAGCGACAGCACGCCCGGCGCGACGCGCTTGAGCACGTCACGCGTGGCGACGAGCTCCTCGGCGGCGGTCAGCTGCTTCTTGCGCTCGACGGTGAAGCCGCGGAGCTCGGCGAGCGCGCGAACGATCGGCGCGACCGCGTCGATCGGCGCCATCAAGATCACGGTCGGCAACCACTCGAGTCGGAAGCCCTTGCGGTTGAGGTTGTGCAGCGCCTCGGTCAGGTACTGCGCGGTGATGCCGAGCCGGAAGCAGAGTTCCTTCGGCGTGATCAGTCGAACCGCTTCGAGCACCGCGTCGTGGAGCGCGACCCACGCGCGTCCCTCGTCAGTGAGGTTGTCCGTCGTCAATTGCACGGACAGACCTCCGGAGCGAACGCAAGCGAATTGAATTCGCACCGACTCGCATGGACCGAAATGAGCAAAAAAAAGAGACTTATCGGATGCGGTTGTTTCTGACCGGTATCGGCATCGTGGTCGCGCTTGCCGGCATGGGCGTCGGCGCGTTCTTCCTGATCCAGCGACACGACGCCGCGCTCCAGGACGAACGCGACCGATCCGACCCGGCGTTCTGCGCGCGCGAGAACGTGTCCGGCATCGGCGACGTGTGTTGGGTCGACGGCGGCGCGGAGTGCGAGCATCGCGGGCTCGCGTGCGACGAGGTCGACGCCTACGCGTGCGTGCGAGGCCGCGCGATCACCGCCGACAAGCGAACGCGATGGTGCTTCCGCATGTACGGCGAGTGCGTCGACTTCCGGCGCGGGCTTGTGCGCGACGCCGAGTACGACCAGCTCGGCGAGTGCGAGCTGTTCCACGACTGGCGGTGGGCCATCAAGAACGCCAAGAACGCCAAGTGATGTCACGAGGCTTTCTTGCTCGGAAGTGCGCCCCAGAAGCGCGCCATGGTGATACCGAACGCTTCGACGATTTTCTCGAGCGTCTCTTGCCGTGGCTTCACGCCGGTGTCGTCGGTCGCTTCCCAGTGATACGCCGCAGCGCGAGTCACGCCGACGGCGGCAGCTAGCTCAGGGCGAGACATCCCCCTGAACTCACGCCAGGCGGTGATTCGCTCAGCAAGCTCCATGCTCCTTGTCTAGTTCGTCTAACCAACTCCTGTCAAGTACCACTAACCGATCGTCATGGTCGCATCGCGTCAAATCATGGCCCGCGAGACGCGTACGCCGCCGGACACGAGCGATCCCCAGGTGAAGATCACCGACAAGGAACGCAAGAGACTCAAGAAGCGCCGCAAAGAGCTCGACATGTCGACGAGAGAAGTGGCCGCAGCAGCCGGGAATGTCTTCTCACACGGAACGGTGACCAACATCGAGCGCGGCATTCAACTGACGCTCGCGCGGTCGATGTATCTGGCGCTGTTGCGCGTCTACGATGGACCGGCGCAGGCTCGTGAGATCGGCGTCGTCGACGAGAAGGCTAGACAGCGCGAGATCGATCTGCTCCGACGACTATCTCAAGCACTTCCGGCTGATCTCGGCGCTCAAGAGAACGTGGTGACGTTCCTTGAAAAAAACAAACTAGCCGCGAAAGAGGAGTAGGTTCGCGCCACTCCGGACCGCTCGTCCGATGGATCGCGGACAACTGACTACGCGGATCTGCGCACTGCGCATCAGACCAGTGGCGTAGGCTGCCTCCAACTCAAACAGCGCGACCTAGGGCCACGTGCCGCGATGCTCGCGCAGGAGAGATGGCAGTGAAGAAGAAGTCGACGACGGCACCGCGACGGGCCGGAACCGGAAGCAAAGAGCGCACTGCGGTGCGGTGTTTAGTGGCGCTCGATGGCGATGAGAGATCGCTTCGCGCACTTGTCGAACTGCTCGAAGCCCTGGCGACGTTCCGGGTTTCTCGTCGACGCCGACGCTAGCGGTTAGTTTTTCTAACCAGACCATTGACACGGTCGTTGTTGGTTAGTATGACTATACACATGGCAAGCAACACCGGCTCGGCGTTCGGCTCCTACTCCAACCCGAAGGTCGATCGCGCGCTCGACGCGTGCGTCGACTTCACCGAGCGCGACTTCGCCGACCTCGCGGTCGCGGCCGCCGACCAGGCGATGCTCGACCTCCCCGGCCAACGCGTGCTCCGCGTGCTCCTCGACACGCCGCGCCCCGAGTGCGGCGAGGTCGCCGGCGGCGGCCGTGGGTCGGTCGAGCAGGAGCTGGCGATCGCGCAGCGTCGCATCGCGCGGCTCGAGCGCGAGCGCGACATGTACCTCGATCAGGCGGTTCGTGCCGAGGCGCAGCGCGACGCCCTCGCCGGCACCCGCGACCTCCGCGCGATGCAGTCCGACGTCGCCGCGGTCGTGGCGCACGAAGTCTCCTTCAAATGCGGCGTCTCGATGGACGCGCGGCGCGCCGCCGACATCGCGGCGCAGATCACGCAGGTGGTCGCCGGCTACTGCGTCGACGAGAGCGAGGCGGCGTGAAGGCGCCCGCCCTCTACCTGATGCAGTACGGCTCGCTCCGCGACTGCACGCTGCACCGCGAGGAGGCGCGCTGATGGCCACCGACGCGCAGCGCAGATCCTTCCTCGAGTCGACGCTCGACCCGTCCGAGCTCGCGGATGCGGCCGCCACCGGCGCGCCGCGCTGCGAGACCTGCGGCGGCGAGACGCATCACCGCTACACGAGCGGTCGCTCGGACGTCTACGAGTGCTCGACGTCGAAGAAGCACCCCGACGTGTGGGTCGACTCCACGACCGGAAAGGTTCGTCGATGAAGGACTCCGCCCTACTCGCCTCGCTCGCGGATCTCAGTGAGCAAGCGCGGACGCTGTACTTCAGCGTTCGCGAGTCGCACCCCGAGGTCGCCGAGGATCTGCTTCGGAGCGGCCACATCTTCGCCAACGCGATCGCGAAGGTCGCGCAGTCGAAAACCGTCGTCGACGTCGAGGCCGTGTCGTGACCGCCACCGAAATCATCGCCTACATCTTCATTGCGCTGGTCATCGTCGGCCTCGCGACCGATCGGCTCAGCATCACGAGCCCGACGGACCGCGCGCGGAAGCGCAACAAGGCCGACCTCCAGCGCGTGTGGGGCAAGGGTCGCCGATGACGGAGCACGTCCACGAGTGGGTCGCCGATCGCGCACGCAACCGCTACGCGTGCGCGTGCGGCGTCGTCGGGCACAAGCCGGCGCTGATGTCCGGCCAGATGCGAACCGCGAGCGAAGGCGTCATCGCGTACGTCTGCCGGAAGAAGGTCGACGGGCATCACTGCGGCGAAGAGGCCGTGCACGTCACCGGCGATCGCCAAGCGTCGCGGTGCCGCGATCACGCGCCGGCGAAGAGCGCGACGAAAGCCGCGTAACCGATTCACCCGAGCGCAGCCAAGTAAGCCGCTCGCAACCGACCACCAAATCAGGAGGCAGCTGTGCACTACAAGAAGATGTTCGACGACAAGGAGCACCTGTACGCGTTCGACCTCGACGGCCGCGAGGTCACGGTGCAGATCGAGAAGTGCTTCGCGGGCGAGCTCCAGGGCGACAAGGGCCGCAAGAGCAAGAAGCCGATGCTCAAGTTCGTCGGCAAGGAAAAGAAGCTCGCTATCAATAAGACCAATGGCAAGACGATCGCGTCGCTGTACGGCACGGACGCCGACAGCTGGGCCGGCCAGTGGATCACGCTCTACCCGACGACGACCGAGTTCGGCGGCGAGACCGTCGACTGCATTCGCGTCCGACCGCACGTCCCGCAGGGCAAGGCGGCATCTCCGCGCTCGTCGAAGAACGGCAACGGCAAGGCCGCCGCGAAGGAGCCCGACCTCGCCGAAGCGATCCGCGAAGCGGCGACGCCCGCGCAGCCGGCCGACCTCAGCGAAGCGGACAAGCGCGCGATCGAAGCCGCCGAAGCCGCGGGTGACGCCTGATGTCCGCCGCGGTCGAGATGGACGACGTGCCCGCCGACGAGCGGCTCGTCTCGCTGCTCCGCGAGCCGATCGATCCGCGCACCGTGCCGGTCCGGTTCAGCCGGCTCAAGAACATGGCGAAGTCGCCGGCGCACTACCTCGCCGCGGTCCAGGAGGACGCCGACGACTCGCTGGCGATGCGCCTCGGCCGCGGCGTGCACGCGATGCTGCTCGGCATGCCGGTCGTGAAGTTCACCGGCAAGCAGCGCCGCGGCAAGGACTGGGACTCGTTCAAGGCGGCCAACGCCGACAAAGAGATCCTCAACGCGAACGAGTGGGCGCAGGCCGAAGGAATGTCGACCGCGGTGCATCGGCACCGTCAGGCGCACGACCTGCTGTTCGCCGCCGGCGTCGAGCTCGAGCGGACGATCGAGTGGGAGTTGAACGGCCGGAAGTGCACGTCGCGACCGGACTCGCGCCGCACGAACGACCTGCTCGTCGACCTCAAGACGACGCGCTGCTCGGAGCCGCGCAAGTTCAGCCGCGACGCGCAGTTCATGGGCTACCACGCGCAGTTCAGCTTCTACGGCGAGGCGATCCGGACCGAGACCGGCCGCGCGCCCAAGGATAATTACGTCGTCGCGATCGAGTCGAAGCGTCCGTACGTCGTGACGGTCCTCGAGGTCGTGCCGCGGACGATCGCCGAGGGCGAGAAGTGCTGGCGGTTGTGGTGGGAACGCCTCGCGGTGTGCGAGGCGGCCAACGAATGGCCGGGCTACACGCAGACGATCGAACCGTTCGATCTGTCGGACGACGGCGACACGGTGCTGATCGTCGACGGCGAAGAGATGGAGCTCTAGGTGGTCGCCGTGGCTTCCATGTCGCCGCGCGGCGCCGCGCTGCTCAAGACGCTGCGCGCGACGTTCGCCGCGCTCGACGATCACGCCAAGCTAGCGCCCGGCGAGGTAGATGATCTGGCCTCGACCGTCGTCGCGCACATCCGCAGCTGGCGACCGCAGATCGTCGGTGCGGAACGGCTCGTCGATCTGCAGCTCGTCGCGCCCACCGACCTCGAGGCCGAGCTCGCGAAGCTGCGCGCCGAGGTCGACGCGATGCGGCCGATCTACGTGCTCGCGCTCGCGTTCTGCGAAGCCGAGCACACCCGCGATTCGAATTGCAGCGCCGGCGATCACGACAGCTGCGCGGCGGCGCCGGCCGAAAAGGCGCTGCGCGCCGCGGTCGCGAAGGTGGAGTCACATGGCTGAATCTCCGATTTGCGTCCTCGCGAAAGAAGCGCTCGCCGACGCTGAGACCGATCGCGAGACGAACGCTTCCGTCGTGCCCTTCGACGAGTGGTGGCATCGCGCGGTGACGCGAGAGCCGCAGCTCGCGGCTGAAGTCCTGCGCCTGACGCACGAGCTGAACACGCCGCAAACCGCGAACTTCATCGACGCGGTTCGCGTCGAGGCAGCACATCAGCGCGAGCGATGGGGCGCCGATCACGATGCCGGCAAGCGCCCCGAGGACTGGATCACGCTCTACACGTACCTGCTCGGCAAGGCAGCCAAGGCGCACTTCGACGGTGATCGCGCCAAGCTTCTTCACCACATCATCACGGTCGCCGCCGTCGCGCTGAACTGGCACGCGAACGCGACCGGCGAAGACATGCGGATGCGGCCAGGAGTCGACCATGGCTGAGCTCCACATCGGCCCGATCACGTTCCTCGGCGAATCGAACGGCGTGCACGTCCACGCGCGCGTGCTCGGCGCCGGCGTCGCGGGCAGCCGGCCGATGTGCGGCACGATCGTGCTTCGGCAGGACGAGTGGGACGCCGTCGAGCGGCTCACCGATCGCTACGCCGAGCTCGACCGGCGCGTCGCCGACCTGCAGCGCGCGAACGAGCTGATCACCGCGGCCGCGAAGTCGGCGCTCGTCCGCATGCTCTGGGCGAGCGTCTGCGACCACGCGCAGTGCACGTGCTCGCCGAACGACGCGTGCCCCGAGTGCGAGGCGATGGGCGCACTCGGTCTCGGCCGCTGGACGAACCACGAGCTCGCGCAGCAGCAGCTCGAGCAGCTGTCGGGACCGCACCGTGGGTGACGCGACGTCGATCAGCTGGACGGACGCGACGTGGAATCCGATCCGCGGCTGCTCGCGCGTCAGCGATGGGTGCCGTCACTGCTACGCCGAGGCGGTCGCCGCGCGCTTCAGCGGACCCGGCCAGCCGTACGAGGGTCTCGCGAAGATCGGCGTGCGCACGGGCCACCATCCGAAGTGGACCGGAGAGGTTCGCTTCATCGCCGACCATCTTGCCGATCCGCTGCGCTGGAAGAAGCCGCGCCGAATTTTCGTCAACTCGATGTCGGACCTGTTCCACGAGAACCTGACGAACGAGCAGATCGCGGCGGTGTTCGCCGTCATGGCGTCGGCGCCGCAGCATACGTTTCAGGTGCTGACGAAGCGCGCGAGGCGCATGCGCGAGTGGTTCGAGTGGGCCGATGACCTGACGCCGTCGGCGCTCTACGGCTACGCCGAGCACGCGATCCCGACCGACGACGACCAGGGTCGAATGCTCGGATTTCTACGACTGCGAAAGGCGTGGCCGCTGCCGAACGTGTGGCTCGGCGTGAGCGTCGAGAATCAGGAGACGGCGGCCGCACGCATCCCTGAGCTGCTCGCAACGCCGGCCGCGGTGCGGTTCCTGAGCTGCGAGCCGCTACTCGGACCGATCGATATGCCGACGGTCCACGTGTTCGGCCCGAACCCGACGTGGTCGGGGCCTCGCATTCATTGGGCGATCGCCGGCTGTGAGAGCGGCCCCGGCGCGCGCTCTTGTAACGTCGAGTGGCTGCGCTCGCTACGCGACCAGTGCGCCGACGCTGGCGTCGCGTTCTTCCTGAAGCAAGCGCGCGCGGTGCCCGCGTGTATCCCGGCGCCCGATGATGCCGATCCGAGCACGGTCACGACGCTCACCGAGAGCGGGCAACGATGGATCGACATCGTCTGCGCGGGTGACGGTTCGCGCGCGAAGGCACGCGGCGTCATCGAACTGCCCTACCTCGACGGCAAGCAGCACGCTGCGTTCCCGGAGATTCAATCGTGACGAAGCAACACGCATCCCTCGGCCCCGACGCGCCACTGAACGTCGACCGCCTGATCGAGTCGCGGCTGCTCGTGCAAGCGAACAGCGGCGCCGGCAAATCGTGGGCGCTCCGTCGCCTGCTCGAGCAGAGCTACGCGCACGTGCCGCAGATCGTGATCGACGTCGAGGGCGAGTTCCATACGCTCCGCGAGAAGTTCGACTACGTGCTCGCCGGTCAGAAGGGCGGCGACTGCCCGGCCGACACGAAGAGCGCGGCGCTGCTCGCCCGGCGGTTGCTCGAGCTCAACGTCTCGGCGATCGTCGACATCTACGAGCTCGGCGCGCACCGTGCCCGGTTCGTGCGGCTGTTCCTCGACGCGCTCGTGAACGCACCGCGCGAGCTGTGGCACCCGCTTGCGCGGGATGCGCGCGGACCGACGTCGGGTGCGAATGCGGAAGGTACGGACTGTCTGGCTCAGACCGCGCGTCGAACTGGTCCGTCGTCGAATGGATCGCCTGCACCGACGGAGTCTCGCGGCCAGTTGAACCCGGACTTGAGCCGTTGGCTCATGGGGTATCCGGTCGAGTGGTTGTTCGCCGCGCCGACGAATCGACCGAAGAGGAGCACTGGTACAACCGCACCGGCGCGCTCGCCGGATTCGGCAACGCCATCGTCCCGCAAGTCGCAGCGGCCTTCATCGAAGCGGCGATCGCCGCGCTCGGGGAAGTGACGTGAAGGTGCGAGACATCCCGGCCGGTCACGGTCGCTCGGCGAAGGTCGAGCTCGAGGCGCCGCGGTGATCGACGAGCGCAGCCTCGATGGCACCGGATTCGCGCAGTTCGGCGACTGCCGACGATTCCGCTATCGCTTGCAGCGCGAGCTCACACCCGGCGCGTTCTCGCGACCGTACGAAGAATCGCACGCGGTCGTGTTCGTCATGCTCAACCCGTCGACGGCCGACGCGTTCAATGTGGACCCGACCGTGCGCCGCTGCATCAACTTCGCGCGGCGCTTCGGCGGCGACGTGCTCGAAGTCGTCAATCTGTTCGCGCTGCGCTCGCCGTGTCCCAAGGACCTCTACGCAGCCGCGAAGCGCGCCGAGCCCATCGGCGCCGACCTGACGAACGACGACGCGATCAGCAAGGCGTGCGAGGACTGGGGGGCGGCGACAGTGTTCGCCGCATGGGGCAATCACGGTGCGCTGCAGGATCGCGGTGAGGCGATCATCGATCTACTTCAGCACCTCGGCAAGCAGGTCAACGCGCTCCGCGTCACCGAGAGTGGATTGCCGATGCATCCGCTCGCGCGCGGCAAGCACTACATCCCGGACGACGTCGCGCCGGTGCAGATCGCATGAGCTCGCGCTCGAACCCGAAGCGCAACGTGCCGCGCGCGCCGGAGCACCTCGGAACCGATCGCAACCGCTCGCGTACCGACTTCGCAGGGAGCACGGCACGGCGCACGGCACGGCGCCGTGCTCGGCTGGATCTCGAGCACGGCGGATCGTCGCCGACGAGCGGTTCCGAGCCGCGACGTCCTCCGGTGCTCGTTCCATGCTTATCCGGTTGACACCCAAGTGACCCGTAGCTAGTATGGGACATATGGGCAAAAACAAGGCAACTCTTGAGATGCACGAACACTCCTACATTTCGGGCCCGAACGCTCGTTGGGCCGGCGAGCGCAGCAAGTTGCGTCACTCGCACGAGGGCGGCGATCGTCCGCATGAGCACGAGCACACCGGCCCGTCCTATTACACGATCGACAAAGACGACTGGTATCGCCGCACTGGGCTGCGCGGCGGCGGTCGTAAGCAATTCACGGTTCGCGCGACTGGATTGCAACTTCCGGTCATTGAAACCGAGCCGATGCAGTTCGATGTCATCTTCGTCGGCGCGCCCGGATCGGTCGACGGCGCATACGTCCCCGAGCGCCTGAAGCTCGAAAGCAAGGCGGTTGTGCGCAGCGTCCGCGTCATCAACGCCAAGAAGGTCGCTTAGATGTCGCGCTACGTTGTCGTCCGTCTCACTTTCGAGCAAGCCGAAGCTGCCGCCAACGCCTGCGATTTGATCCGCGACTCGCACGAGGCCAGCGGAAATCGACGTGACGCCGCGATCTACCGTCGCGCCTACGAGACGTTGGAGCGAGCGCTCGATACGCAGCGAGAAGGCACGGCCGACGTTCTGCGCCGTCTGGGCGCTGGAGATGCCGGTTAGCCTATGGGCATGGCCGACAAATTCCCCGAGTCGCTTCCAGGGTTTCAGAAGATGTTCCCTGACGACGCCGCGTGTGCTCGCTACCTCGAATCGATCCGCTGGAGAGACGGCTTCCAGTGCCCGCGATGCAATTCGACCGCCGTGCCCTACCGCTTCGGAAATCGGCCTGGCGTTTTGCGCTGCAAGGGTTGCAAGAAAGACATCGGACTCACCGCAGGCACCGTCATGGAGCGCACGCACACGCCGCTCTCTACGTGGTTCTGGGCCGCATTCCTCATCTCCTCGCAAACGCCCGGCATGTCGGCCGTCCAACTCCAGCGCCAGCTCGGGCTCACGCGATACGAGACCGCGTTCCAGATCCTGCACAAACTTCGCAGTGGGATGGGCACGACGAGCGGACCGATTGGCGGCAAGTGCCACGTCGAGATCGACGAGACGTTCGTCGGCGGGCGCACGCGCGGCGAGGGACGCGGTGTCACGAACCAGGTCCGTGTGATCGGCGCCGTCGAGGTAAAGCAGCGCAAGGTCGAGCGGATCGAGTCCGAGCACGAGCTGCACAGCAAGCGGAAGCCGCGTCGCGGCGGACGCTACGCAGGTCGGCTGCGCCTCCAAGTGATCCCAGACAAGACCGCGAAGATCTGCCAGGGGTTCATCCAAGCGAACGTCGACACGCTCACCGAGATGGTGGTCACTGACGGCTCGCAGAGCTACGCGGGCCTCGCGCGGCACGGTTACCAGCACCTCGCGTGTCCCGAGCGTGGCGAGCCCGGAGTTGCCGAGGACTACCTGCCGATCATCCACCTCGTGTTCTCGAACCTGAAGGCGTGGATCAATGGCACGCACCACGGCGTCTCACCCGACCACTTGCAGGCGTACCTCAACGAGTTCGTGTTCCGATTCAACCGGCGCTTCTACCCGTTCAACGCGTTCCGGTCGTTGCTCGGCTTGAGCGCCAGCAAAGAGGCTCCCACATATGACGAGTTGTACGATGGAGATTGGATTCATCCCGGCACTACCGATGGGAGCGTTGGGTGACAACCGGACAAGCATGGCTCGTTCTGTACGAGGACCTCGCGCCGCCCGACGCCGGGTACATGCCGCAGCAGGTCTACGGCATGTACCCGCGCGCGCTGATCCACAAGATGCTGCCGTGGCTGCGTTGCGAGCGCCACGAGATCCTGCACGTGTGCAGCGGCGGCCTGCCGCCGGGCGAAGGCATCCGCGTCGACATCCGGCCCGAGGCGAAGCCCGACATCCTCGCCGACGGCCGCGCGTTGCCGCTCGCCGACGAAAGCGTCGCAGCGGTGATGATCGATCCGCCGTACAGCGAGCACTACGCGAAGTCGCTCTACGGCGTCGAGTACGCGCGACCGTCGGCGCTACTTCGCGAGGCCGCGCGCGTCGTTCGTAGGGGGGGGCGGATCGCGATCGTCCACTACATCACGCCGAACCCCGTCGAGGGCACGCGGTTCGTGCGCGCGTTCGGGATGTCGACGGGCTTCAATATGCCGATGCGCGCGATCACGATCTTCGAACGCGAACAGCCGAGGCTTGATCTGTGACCGACGGCTTCTTCAACCACGAGCGACCGCCGCTCCGCGACGTCAGGCGGATCATCTACGTGCGCGGAGCTCGCGGCGGCCGGCAAGTCGCGCTCGTGCTCGAGTGCGGCCACTGGATCACGCGCCGGCGCGCGCCGCGGTACCTCGAGAAGGGCATCGCGTGCATCGGCTGCCTCGTGCAGAAGCACATTGACGCGGAGGCGACAGGGTGAGCGACACCGTGACCGCAAACGTCACGACACGTCTCGGCAGGCGTCGACCGCAGCGCGGCGACAAGCGATTGCCGGCAGCGTTCGCACCGAAGATGGCCGCGCTGAACATCCACGAGCAGGTCTCATTGCGCGGCGGCGTGAGCATTCTCGAAACGATCGGTGGATCGATCCGGATCGTCCAGCGATGCCGGATGCATCGTCGCGAGTCGGTGCTCGCGCAGCGCTACGGACGCAACAAGTTGCCCGTCCACTACTGCTCGACGTGCGTCGCGCAGGGCTTCCACTCGCGACAGAAGAAGCATCCGACGTGGCAGGTGCTGCCGCGCATCGTGCTGCTGTCCGACGAGCTTTGGACGGCGCTCGAGGTCGCGTTCGGCGTGCTGGCATCGATGGGGTCGAGCCGGTGACGGAGACGCAGCTCGCACAGGCTCGCGCGCTCGAGCGCTGCAAGTTCTCGCCCGGCTCGACAGAGAAGCGATTCGTGCGCTTCGCTGCGTTCAACGCGAGCAATCACCCCGAGTTCGAGTTGTCGCCGAAGGCCGCCACGTTTCTCAACGAGCTCGCGCACAGCTACCGCAAGCAAATCGGCCGCTGCATGGCTACCGAATGTGCAAAGTGCGATGGCAAGCGCGTCAACGTGCTCGGGATGGAGATGACGCCGCTGAACGAGCGGACGCGCAAGATGTTCGAGCACGTGCGTCGCGAGGTGTGGCTCGACGCGCTCGGCCCCAAGCCACACGATCCTCTCGTCGAGATGCAGAAGCGCATGCCGGGCTGGCCGCGGCTGTTCGCATTCCATCTGTGGTGCGCCGCGGTGATGCTGACGACGAACAACAACGAGGACCAGGGCTTCGCGGTGTTCATGGATCAATGGCTGGAGCGCTCGCGGTGACATCGAAGCTCCTCACCGTCGAGGAGGTTGCCGAGCGCTTGCGCGTCTCGCGGCGCACCGCCTATCGGCTCGTCAAGGAGATGGTCCGCGGCGAGATCGGCGGCCGGCTTGTGGTGCCAGAGCAGGCCGTGGAACGCTACATCGCCTCGAAGATGAAGGAGCCGATCGCATGGGACGCCTCTACCGCCGCGGAAAGACCTTGTGGGCCGACTACTACGACCGCGACAACGTCCGCCAGCGCGTCTCGACGCGGACCACAGATCCTGTCGTCGCACGTGCCCGGCTCCGCGACCTTGAGCTCCAGACGACCGATCGTGCCCCGCACCAAACCGAAGCCCTCGACGCTGCCCTGAGCTACTTCGTCGACGTCGTATGCGCGAGCAAGAGCAGCGGCACGCGGCGTTGCTACGATCAGAAACAGCGCCACGTCGCGACCGGACTCGGCGACGTCAAATGTGACGAGCTGACGCGCGAGCTTGTCGAGCGCTACATCGCGGCGCGGCTCAAGGCCGGCGCGCACACGCACAGCGTGCACAAGGAGCTCGTCGTGCTGCGCGGAGCGCTCAAGGCGGCGAAAGCGCGAGAGCGATTCCATGGCTCGCTCGAGGTCGTGCCCGAATTCGAATCTGGCTACGTGCCGCGGACGACCTACTTGACGCCAGACGAGTTCATCGCCGTGATCGATCACCTCGTCCAGCCGCCGGGCCCCAAGGCGAAGCCGAAGACGCTCGCGAAGGTGCTCGCCCGCAAGCAGCGGCGCGCGCTGTACTGCCTGCTGATCGTGTACGGCAGCCCGCGCCGCGGCGAGCTCGAGGTGCTCGACTGGTCGCACGTCGACCTCGAGCGCGGAACCATCGCGATCCCGAAGGGCAAGACCAAGGGGCGGCCGATCGCGATCCATGAACAGCTCCGGCCGTGGCTCGACGCGATGCACGAAGGCTCGGGCCCGGTCGTCGACCCGTGGTCGAATGTGACGCGGGATCTGGAGTGGGCTGCCAAGCGCGCCGGGCTTCCCACGGCCAAGCAAAAACTCACGCCCAACGACCTGCGCCGGACCTTCGCGAGCTGGCTCGTGCAGGAGGGCGTCTCGCTCTACGTCGTGTCGCGGCTGCTTGGGCACTCGAGCACGCGCATGGTCGAGCTTGTCTACGGCCAGCTCGACGACGCGACGCTCATCGAGGCGATCGGCCGGCTGCCCGGAGGCTGTGACGCCGGTGTGCCGCACGAGTTGCCGCACGTGGCACAGCCTGGCGCTGGAGGACACAGCGCTCATCCGACGTCGATCCGAAATTCCGTCGAGGAATCGTTCGCTTCGTCGAGTTTCGAAGTGCCCAGGGACGGAGTTGAACCGCCGACACGCGGATTTTCAGTCCTCACGGAACTCGCGCCCAAGCGAGCATTATCGCAAACGAAGCTGAGAGTTGTCTGAAGTGGTTGTGCCGCCGGTGTGACAGTCGCCGGTTCAAATCAAGCCGAGCCATCGGCCTTCGGCCTGCAGTCCGCGACGAACTTCACGATCGCCGTGCTCGCGGCGACCACGGGATCTTGGTCGACAACGATCATCGTCTGCGGCTCGCCGTTGAGGTTCGTACCGCTGACCGAGCCGTGCCACATGCGCTCGAACCGGTCGAACGCGACGATGAGCTCGAGGTCGTAGCGCTGCAGCGTCGCGAAGTCGATCATCGGCCGCTGCACTTCACGCGAAGGATCGCGCCGGTCGTGTAGCTCCACATCGTCTCGCCGGTGTCGTGCAGCTTGAGCGTGTTGTCGGGATTCACGATCGCGGTCTGCTTGCAGCGCTTGCAGACGCGGTAGCGAATCTTCGGCGTCTTGGTCTTCATGCGCCTCGGGCTCGAACGCGGACCATCGCCGCCTTGTGGGTCGGCCACACCGCGTCCCACTGGTCGACGCTCTCGCCGGTGTTCCGAACGACGCCCGGGCTGCGTCCGCTCGGCCCGCGGCACTCGAGGTAGACGAGGTCGGCGTAGCGCGGCGCGGCCGGGTTCCACTTCGTCGCGTCGAGCACCATCCGCACGTGGCCCGGGTCGACGAAGTTCTTCGCCGGGATGCGCACGGTCGGCGTCAGAATCAGCACGCCCGGCGCCGGAATCGTGACCAGCTCGCCGAGCTCGAGCCGACCGCCGCGCGCCGGGTCGGCGTCCTCGATCACGCTGTCGACGTTGAGGTCGTCGGTGATCGTCGCGTGCGGCTGCGCGTTGAAGCCCGGCCGGTGACGGTTGAGCATGAACGCGTAGCTGATCGCGGCGCCGGCGCAGTCCCAGCCGAGCAGCCCATTATCGCCGACCGTCATGCCGAGCTGCTCGGGGTGGGTTGCGTCCCAATGCCCTGCCCCCCAGCTGTAGCAGCCCTTGCGTGACGCCTCGAGCTCGAGCATCCGCTGCACGGCGAGCTCGAGCGAACACGGGATGAGGCCGACGTCGCTCATAGCGGTTTGTCCTTGAGCCCCGTCACCGGCGACACGTCGGTCTTTCCGAAGTGGTACTCGGCGCACGGCCGACAGAAGAAAAACGGGCAGTCGAGACAGCGAAAGCCGTCGACGAGCAGATTGATCCGCCTCTTGCAGCCCAGGCAGATCTGGCGCTCCGACAGCTCGCTCACCGTCTCGCCCCTGCTCTCCACCAGCGGACTCCGTGCCACGCGAAGAGCAGCGCGACCACGATGCGGTGGCGGAGCTTCATGCAAGCCTCTCGTCGACCTGCTTCTGCAGCGTCTTGATGTAGCGCTCGGGCGACGTCCGCTCGTACGAGAATCCGCTGTCCACCTCGAACTGATCAGACTCGCGGAAGACGCTCCAGTACAGCAGCGAGTCACCGCCGAGCGACTGCTCGCGCTTCGCCTCGAGCTCGTAGCCGCGATACGACAGTTTCACCGCAACGCTCCGAGGTCCGCCTGCAGCTGCGCGAGGTCGAAGCCGCTCGGCGCCTCGGCTGCGCCGCTGACCCAGTCGGCGGCGATCAGCGCGTACATCTCGTCCGCGTAGCGCTCGACCCACGCCCACGTTGCGCGCTGGCGCTTTCCCCACGTCACGTAGGTGACGCCGTCCGCGTCGTAGCCGACGAGCGCGACGCAGTGGCCGCCGAGGATGTTCGTGTCGTCGACGTCGCTCCACGCCGCGCCGTTGTCGGTGGCGTCCATCGCGGACTGCGGCAGCTGCACGCCGGTGTAGAGGCCGCCGAACAGATCGCATGCCTGTTTCACCTCGACGACGTTCGCGTGGTCGACCGCAGCGAACGCGCCGATCTGGTGGCCGCCGATGCCGGTCTGCCGCCAGAAGTTGAGGACGTCGAGCAGCGCGGCGCCGTTGTCGGTCGTCGGGTCGTTCGGCGTGTAGCCGGCAACTGCCGAGTAGGCCGCGACGATCGCATCGTCGGCGATGGTCAGCATGTCGCCGCGGTTGCCGGTCCACGTCTGCACGAGGTGCGCGGCGCCGGCGCACGTGCAATCGCCGAGGCGGTCGTTCGCCATCTCGCCGAGGTCGGCGGGGAGCGGCTTCGTCCAGTCGACGCTCGGCGGCGGCGCGGGCAACGACGGCCCGAGCAGCGCGCACAGCTTGAACGTGCGCGCGTCGTGGCGAGGTGCGAGCTTGCCGAGGCAGCGGGTCACGGCGTCGCTCCGTACGGCTCCGGGTTGTAGGCCGCCGCCTTCGCGTTGTCGTTGACGAACGCCAGCGTGCGGACGAGCGCGTCGAAATCCTTGATCACGCGACTCGAACCGCCGACGACGAGCCGCAACTCTTCGCCCCTGCGCTCGACCGTGATCTCGTTGCCGAGATGATGAACTTCGTCGGTCGGCTTCATTCCGGCCTCCACAGCCCGGCGACCGTCGCGACGACAAGCGCGGGGACCAGGAAGAGCGCGACCAGGTCGACGCCGAGCGCGGTGCCGCGCACCGCCTCGTTGTTGTCGGCGATCGCCGTCGTGGTCGCGCCGACGATCAGCACGCCGTCGATGACGTCGTAGACGATCGGATGCCGAGCGGCGTGGTCAATGAACGGACCGCAGCCGGTGAGCGCCGCAGCAACGACTAAGACCGGGCCACCGAACAACGCAGCGACAAGCGCGAGCCGTTTCACTTGCCGTCTCCGTCCAGCCTCGCAAGCAGCGCCTGCGATTCCGGCGTGGCGTGGTCGCGAGCGAGCGCTGCGAGTTGCTCCAACACCTTCACGCCAAGCACACCCTTCGCGCTTCCGATTACCGTTCCGGCCGCGACGTTAACGATGCCGATGCCGATGGTTCCGTCGTCGCGTATCTCGACGAGGATGTCGGTCTCGCCGTCGCTGTACTTCCGCGTCTCGACGACCTTGATCACTGCGCACTCCCCGCATGCGCGTTCAGCCACGCATGTCCGTGCGCCGCGATCGGATTCGGCGCGATGACCGACGCTGTGATCGCCGAGCCACCGCCGGCCGGGGTCGCGGCATCTTCCACCGCCGTCACCGTCGCAACCAGGCAGTTCACGACGTCGCTCGCGAGGTTGTACGCCGTGGCGACCGCGGCCACCTCGACGTCGTAGTCCGACGCGGCGAGCGCCGCTTCGATCTTGCCGAGCAGCGTGCCGGCATCGGCCTCGCCGCACGCCTTCGCGGCGTTCTCGCCGGCGACGACTTGAGCGTGGGTGCAGCTCGTCACAATGGCTCCGGTCGTGATCGCGATGCAGCCGATTCCCATGGCGCCGAGCAGCGCGATCACTTCGAGTCGGGTGATTCCCGCTTGCGACGACCGCGGCGGCGTCAACGGCACCGGCGTGTAGAGCGCGGTCCTCACGGCGGCGACGTGCGCGCCGTAGCCGAGCGCGGTGAGCACGACGATCGCGGTCGCGACGTAGCCCGCGGCGGACGCTGGCAGAACGCCGGTTGCCTGCGCGCCCGCGAGCGCGCCGGTGATGATGGTGAGCAGAAGCTTGATGGTCGATGCGGTCATGGTCGTTTGCCTTTCGTCGGCGCCTTACGCCGGGTTGCCTTGGTCAGGAAGCGCGAGCCTCGGCCCGCTCGAGCAGCTCGTGGATCGCCTTGAGGTGGCCGTTGCTCGACACGGCGGCTTCGCGGATCACGGCCATCTCCTCGGCCGACGCGATCGCGGTGCTTCGGATCGTGCGCAGGTCGTCGCGGACGTCGACGACCGCGTTCATCGTCGCCGTGCCCGCGTAGGCGATCTTCGACAGCGACTCGAGGTTTTTCTGGATCTCGTCGAGCGCCTTGAGCGTCATCTCGTTGACGGTCGTGGTGCGCCCGACGCCGGACAGCACCGCACGCAGGTCGCGGATCGCCGCGGTCTGCTCGTTGATCGTCTTGTTGAGCCGGTTCAACGCGCCGACGAAGAGCGAGACGGTGAGAGGCTGCATCGGCCGGTCGTCGTCCTCGGGATCGGGCGCCGGTGGCGGTTCGGGCGGCGGTTCGTTGCGCGCCTCGGCCTCGAGCACTTCCTCGACGTGGATCGGCTGCGTGTGCATCTGGTCGCGATCGCGGTGGCCGCCCGACATCAGTGCGCTCCGGCGATCAGCGCGTGAGCGATCCAGCCCAGCGCGCCGAGGATCGCGGCGACCAGCGCACCGACGACCTTCTGTCGCGTCGTGTAGCGAACCGTCTCGCGCTCGCGCAGCTGCTTGCCCTGGTCGAGCTTGTCGACTTGCTGCGCGGTGCCGAGCTCGACCTGCGCGCGCAGCACGTCGTGCTCGACGGTGATCTTGCTCTTGGCGACGTCGACGACGGATCCGATCAACCGATTCGTCGTCTCGACGCCGGTCTTGATCGTGGCGAGCTCCTTGTCCTGCGCGGTGAGCGACGACTTCACCGCCTTGACGTCGAGCTCGACCGCGGTGAGCCGGCTGTTGATCGTGATCGACGTCGCCGCGACGCTCTCCGTGGCGTGCTGCGTGCGACGAACGCGCGCGGCGAGCTCGACGTCGGCGGGAAGTCCGACGTTGGTGATCGGCGCGGCGCCGATCGCGAAGTCCTGCGGGACCGGCGCGACGATCGCCTGGTCGTCCTGCCGCGGCGGGATCGGGTAACCACCGGGCGGCGTCGCGGTTTTCGGCGGCTCGAAGTCGCGCCGGTCCTGCCGGACCAGCGGCGCGCGCGCGAGCGGCTTGGGATCGCGGTCGTCGGGCACTACCGGCCGAGGCTGCGCGTCGACGAGCCGGGCGCTGCGGGATTAGCGTCGACGATGTTCCGGATCGCCCCGACGGTGTCCGGGGTTGTCCGGACCGACGACGATCGGGTTACCGACCGCTACCTGGACGGCGCGCGCGGAGGTCTTATGTTCATGGCGTGAAGACTCTCGCGCTGGTCATCGTGGTGGGGTTGCTCGGATGCGCGGACATGCCTCGCGCGGTGCACTATGCGGCGATCGCGACGGAGGTCGTTGCCGAGGGTAGCCTCGCATGCGATGCGGCGTCGACACACACGGCGCTCGTCGAGGGCGAGATGGCCCACGATCCGACGATTCACGAGACGAACACGGCGCTCGGCGCGCATCCCGACGTGGGGGCCGAGGTCGCGTACTTCGGCGGCATCGGCGTCGCGCTCGCCGGCGTGAACGAGACGTTTGAATTCGGCGGCGAGCACATGCGTGGTGCGACGGAGCGCCATCGCGTCGCTGCCGATCTCTGGCGCATCGCGACCAACCTTGTGGTGACCGGCATCGAGATCGACGCCGCCGCGTACAATGCGCAGAACCACGCGCACGACGCGTGCGGCATCTGAGCGACCGTTACTGCGGCGCGACGGTGTAGCGCAGGTACGAAAGTGCCGTGGTGCTCGCCGTCGATCCGAAGCCGGTCACGGTCAGCTGCGGGATGAACGTGCCGTCCGTCGTCGGCATCGTGTTCGTGACGCTCGCGGCGACCGCCGTCTCGGAGGTCTGCCCCGTCGTGCTGATCGTCATGCTCAGCGCGCTGACCGCCGAGATCACGCCCGCGACGTTGTTGCCCGAGTTCGTGAACCCCGACCACTGCACGGCCTGGCCGACGAAGAAGCCGTCGGTGACGAAACTGCCCGTCGATCGCGTGTAGATGCCGCCGCTCGCCGCGGTGAACGATTGCGCCGCACTGGCCGCGGCGAAATTGAACGTGTGATCGGATCCCCACGACGTCGTGCCGCCGCCGGGAACGCCGGTCATCGACGCGAGCGTCGCTGGAACGGTGCCGCCATCGCTGTACGATTCGATTCCGAGATTGAAGCCATTGCCCGTCGGCCCGTACACGCGAACCGTCAGCGACGCGAGCTTGTAGCCTTGCGGGATGTCGAGATCGAGGTTGAACGATCCGCTTGGCGCGGCCGAGCTCGTCGCGTAGCAGACCGTGCTGTTGCTGCCGCTCAAGCTCGCGACCTGCAGCGTGACGTTCGTGCTCGACGTGACGATCGTCGGCGGCGTACGAGCGCGCGAAATGGTCGCGACGTTGTTGAGGATCCACGCGATCCATGTGCAGAGGAGCAGCCAAAAGTAATTAATCTCTGCCGCCGTAGGGATCTCGCCGTTCGCGAATCCGCTCGTCTGATGACCGCCGGTCGTTGGCGACGTGTTTACGTTTCCGGAATCCCAAATGGGAAGTGCGCTCGGTTTCGACATTCATCCCTCCGCACTGGCGAGGTGCCCGGAATCGAGTCCGGGGCCAACGTCCAGCCGAAATGTGTTGGCCAGCGGATATGTCGTCCACTGCACGATGATCCGCACGCCGCCCTTCGCCGCGACCGCCTCGAGCGCGTAGACGATCGCTCCGACCGCGTCGGCGAGCACGATGTCGGCGATGCGCACGAGAACTTCGGCGTTCGGCTGCGGCGTCACGATAACCAGCGACGACAGATCGCTCAGCGCTGCGACCGCCACGCCGATCAGCGCCTCGACGGTCCCGTCGCTCTTGTCCGCGGCGACCTTCGCGCGCAGGTAGCGCCGATATGTATCGTCGTCGAGTCCCTGCCGAGCGAAGTCTTCGATACTGCCAAGGCCGTCGAGCTGCGCCGCGATCGCCGTGTCGAGCGTGCGCTGCGTCTGAAGCTGCCAGCAGGCGTTCACGACGTCCTGCAGCGGCGACACGATCGCGGTCAGCAGCGCGGCGACGTTCGGCTTGTTCTTGTCCTGCTCGAGCAGCCGCGAGAGCGCCTCGGCGACGAGGTCCGGCACGTCTACGCCGACGACGGGCAGCGTGACACCAGCGTCGAAGACGTCCGGATCGAAGCATCCGACGTCAAACGCATCGCTCACTTCCCGACCCACCCCGTGTTCGTGCCGGTGCCGGATTCCTTGACCCACAACGTCGTCACGGACCCGCCGCCGGTGTTCAGATACAAGTCGCCCGGGTTGCCCGTGACGCTGCTGTTCGGCGAGCCGGATCCGGTGTGAATCTTCGGGCCGTTGTTGAGCGTGATCGTTCCGTCGGCGCTGAGCGCCACCTTCGGTGTCGAGCCGTTCGCGCCGCCGTAGACGACAAGGCCGCCCGTGCCGCCGTTAGCGAGACCGGCGGTGTTGGCGTTGATCTTTACCGCGCCGGTTCCGGCGGCCGTGAGACTGACGTCGGCGTCGCCGCTCGACGTCGCGAGGTCACTGAACATGAGAACGGCGCCGCCGGCGGAAAAGTTTTGACCGGACGTGACGGATCCGCTCGCGGTCACGTTGCCAGCGGAGATGATGTCGCCCGTCGACTCGTTGATCAGAATGAGCCCGGACTTGCCCCAGTAGCCGCCGCTCGAACCGAACACCGCCGTCGCCGACGACCAGCCTTGAACGATCACGACATCCGAGCCATGGCCCAGCTCGTTCGCGCTGTCGTAGTCGCAAAACACGGTCATACCGGGCTGGATGACGAGCGTTGTCATCGAGTTCGGCAGCCAGATCTGGCCGGTGCCACCCGCCATCGCATTGAGCGTGACGTTGAACGCCGAATCGTTCGTGATTTCGATCGACTGACCGCCGGTCGGCGTCGCGGCGCTGTTGATGATGTTGCTGATGCTTCCCGCGCCGGTCTGTCCGTGCGTGAACAGCCGCTGCACGACGCCCTCGCTCGTCGCGTTCAGATCGACCGTGGCGTTTGCGCCGATGCTCGTCGTGAGGATGCACGCCTGCACGCGCAGCGCACCGCCCATTAGCAGCTGGATCGCTGTGATGTCGCCGCTCGCGCTGATGCTGTTCGCGCTGATGATCGAGGTCGTGACCTTCAGTGTCTGCCCGGGCGTAGCGAACAGCGGCGACCATTGCGTGCCGTTGTAATAGAACCAAACGGCCGATCCGGGCGGCGCGATGCTCGAGCTCGCCGCAAATGCCTTCGCTGTTCCGCTCGCCGTGCCGCCGGTCAAGATGTCGAATCCGAAGGTCGCCGTCGGCAACACGGAGATCACTAAGATCTGCCCGGTCGACGGGGCGGTGCCGAGATCGACGAGCACGATCGCCGTGTCGGCCGTCGAGTTGGGAACCTCGACGATCGCATTGCTCGATGCGGTCGCCGTGACGGTGTACGTGCCGGCGTTGAAACTGCCGCTCACCTTGGAGAATCCGCCGCCCGCGTGCGTGTCGACGTAGTTCTTCGTCGCCGCATCTTGGGCGCTGGTCGGATCGACGACGTTGATCGCTTTGTGCGTCGCAAAGTCGACGTCGCTCGTGATGGTGTGATCGGCGTTCCACTGGCTGGCGCCTACTACGCTGGCATCGGTCGACGCCGGTTTGGCAGAAACAAACGTGTGTTTGATCATGGCGAACCATCCGTAACGTTCACGACGATGCGGCTGGTGTCGTATGTCGCGAGGTGCCGCGAACCGATGACCACCGTAGCGTCCGAGCTCGGGCTCGCGCTCGTGTCGATCAGCGTGCCGCCGAGCGATCCGGACCGCGGCACGTCGAGTACGCCCGGCACCGTGAACGCTTGCGCACCGAGCGCGGCGGCAACCGCGTCGCGACCGACCGCCAGGCCGTTGCCCCAGTCGGCGATCGCCTCGGCGATGGCGGTCGTGCCACCGCTCGAGAACTGCGTCGCATCGACGGTGACGCTGATCGTCACGTAGATCGGCGTCGTGGTCGGCCGCGAGAACTGCACGACCTGCGGCTGACCCTGCGAATCGGTGACCGTGACGCTCGTCGTGCCTGCGTACGCGATGCCGCCCGGCCACTCGGCGAACAGCGCTGCGGCGATGTCCGCGTCGGCGCCGCCCTGGACGAGCGCCTCCATGCTGTTCGGCGGCATCGTGTCGCCGTCCATGGTGACGCTCGAGCTCGTCGCGTTGTTGAACACGGTGCACGTCGTCACGCCGGAGACCTTGAGCACGGCGGCGCGGATCGCGTCGGGCGTGCCCGCGCCGCTCGAGGACAGCTCGGCGGTCCGGGTCGCGCGCAGGCTCGCGTCGGTCTGCACCGCGGCGCCGAGGGTCGCGTCGAGCAGGTTGACGACGTTCGACCAGCCGCCCACCGGGGTGGCGATCGTCGTGATGTCTCCGCTCGCGCCGACGATCGCGCCTTGATCGACGCTAGCGGCCACCGCATCGACCGCGCCGGTGCCGGCGCCGAGCCACTGCCACGTGACGCCGCCGTCGACGATCGACGATCCGGTCCCGGTCGGTCCGCCGCTGCCCGCGGACGTTCCGGAGACGATGCACAGGTAGACGTTGCCGCCGTTGGTGACACGCGACCCCGCGCCCGGGCTGCCGCTCGCGCCGGCGGTGTACCCGGTGCTCGCTCCCCACGCGGCGACCGATGCGATGATCGCGTTCGCGCTCGTCCCGAACTGCGCGCCCGTGCTGGTCGCGGCAACGAGCGAACCTGCGTCGACGGTCGTGGTCGGCGTGCCGGTCAGCGTCAGCGTGACGACGCTCGACTTTGGTGGCTCGCGAAACGTACCGGTCAACGCCGCGACGCCGTCGAGTGCTGCTCCGGTCGACGCGTCCGGATCGAAGCACGCGCTCGCGCCCTGCGCGGCGCCCCACGCGTCGCCCGCGGCCGCGCAGAAGATGCCGGCCATCTCGCCGTAGACGCTCGCGTCGCTCGTGTCCCACGACGCGCCAAACGATGCGATCGCGCTCGCGTCAACCTGCTGGCGTACGACGTCCGTCGTTTTCGCCACGAAGCCGGTCGGAGTCAGCCCATACGCGACGGTCACGATGCCAGCGTCGACCGCCCGTCGCCGCTCCCTGCGGGGTTACGGAACGGTCATCGCGCCGGTCACGAGCGCGTCGGCGCTCAGGTCGGCGAACGAGCACACGGCCCCGAAGGTGATCGCCGCCTTGCGGGTGGATCGGTCGAACGCGATCGCCAGCGACGCCACCGAGGTAACGGCCGGCGCGTCGAGGATGGCCGCCCGGATCTCGGCGTCGGCCTTCGCGGGGTCGAAGCCTTGCGCGAGGATGGCCTGTTGCGCCGTCACGGCGTCGTTCTCGAGCCAACGCACCCCGGCGTCGAGATCGAGGAACCACTCGCCAGCGACGCGCTTGATGCGGCGTCGGATGCCCTGCTCGGCGGCGCCCGCGCCCGCGACCGTTTGCAGCTTGCCGCCGACGATCACGAGGTCGCCCGTCGTCGGATCTTGCGCGAAGTCGACCGGGTCGGTCGAGAGGGGAAGCGGTCGTCCCGCTGCGTCGGTGGTCGCCATGATTCACTCCACGAGAACTTTCGTCGCGCCGGTCGGCGGGGATGGGAAGGCCGAGATGATCGCCGCCTTGAGCCCCGCGAGCCCAGTCTCGAGCTCGGCCGGCGTGCACGCCACGATCGCCGCGATCACCGCGGCGAGGTCGACGTTAAGCGCCGGCGGATCGGCCGCCGACGAGCTGCCGAGCTTGACCGTCGGTGCCTTCACGACCAGTGCGGTGCCGTCGACGGCATCCGATCCGAGCACGTGCTGCAGATCGTTGACGCACGGGATCGCGAACGCGTCGGTGATGTGGTGGCGCCGATCGTCGATCGGATCGACCTCACCGCCGAGCGCGACCCAGCGGTCGATCGACGAGCTCGAGAACACGAGCAGCACCGTGTCGCCGGCCGCGAGCGGCGACGTGATCGAACAGCCGCCGCCGCCGAGCCACGCCACCGGCACGCTCTGCACGACCGGCAACCGCACCGCGTTCCGCGTGCCCGTCTCGTCGTTCACACCGTCCTGCACGAGCGGCTGCACCGAGCAGGTCTGCGTCGACGCGTCGTAGCTCTCGACGCGGCCGGGCAGCGCGACGCGCATCCAGCGCGCGTGCGCGGCGAACGCCTTGCCGAGCACCGTCGCGAGATTCGGGGTCGGCTCGACGTCACTCACGCGGCCCTCGTCTGCGGTGAGGGTGACGCCTCGATGGAGCTCGTCCACGGATCGCCGTGCGTGTCGCCATCGTGCGTGATCTTGTTCAACCGGAAGAAGCCGTTGATCTGCTCGCTCTGCACCTGGGCCATCGCGCCGCCGGTGAGGTCCGTGTACAGGAGCGACTGCGCCTTGAGTTGCGGCGGCTGCCCGGCCTTGTCTGGAATCGCGTACTCCGGCGAGCCGATCATGCCGGTCGACTGCGCGATCAGGAACGCGGTGCCCGGCGCGGCGTTCTGATCCTTGAGGATGCGCAGTTGACCGTCTTGAATCGACCAGTGGTAGCCGTACGGCGCGAGCAGCCGCGTCAGTTCGTCGCGCGCCGGACCCTGCAGCGTGCGACCGGTCGCGAACTGCGCGCGCAGATCGGAGCTCGCTGCGATGTCCGACGACAGCTGCAAGCCCATCGTGGACGCCGCGTAGGCGAGAGCGGTGACGACGTTCGTGCCCTTCGGGAAGCACCGCGACACCGCAGCGTAGCGGTACGCGCGGTCGCCGTCCGCGAGCTCGACGACCGTCTCCCAATCGCCGTCGACGTAGTGCGAGTAGCCGTGGCGGACGTCGCCGGTGATCACGTGGCGAAGGTCGCCGTCGTAGCCGGCCTCGAGCATGATGCGCGTCGGTTTGGATTGCAGCAGCGTGCGCGTGTCGGGGGCGCAGTTCGAGATCGTGAGCTCGCACTTGTTCGGCGTGCGCGTGATCGACTTCTCGATCTTGAACTGCACGCGCAGGTTCTCGATCACGATCGCGTTCGGCAGCGGCTGAAAGTAGCCGGGGTTCTGCGCGGTGAATCCGCCGGCGCCGAGCGGCTGCGCCTGGTACGCGGTGACGCGCGCGCCGCGCTTGAACAGCCGCGAGCTCACGTGCCCTCGGAGAACGCGTCGGGGGTCTGCTCGAAAGCGATCAGGTCGATCGCCGGCAGGTACGCCATCTTCACGCGCGTCCCGAAGTCGTTAAACGCGGCGTCGAGCTGCTGGCCGCTCGTGTCGTAGCAGACCAGCGCGCCGACGAAGAACGGCGCGGTCTGGCACGTGCGTCCGAGGAACGTCCCGAGCACGCACTTGATGCCGGTCCGGATCGGCGCCTCGGTCGCGTCGTACACGCTGAGCCACCACGATTCGTCGTAGGCGTTCCACGAGAGGTCGAACAGGTACGCGACGCCGTCGAGCGTCACGCCGACACGGTAGTTCGCGACGCCCTGTTGCAGCGGGATTTGCTGGATGGCCATGGCGGTTCATTTCATCGGGAAGGTCCAGTCGGGCACGTCCGGCGGCGGGACGGCCGAGACGGGCAGACCTTGATCGTTCGTCCACGTGTTCGTGCCCGGGTCGTAGCCGGTCGCGTCGCTCGGCACCGTGTCGGATGCCGACGAGCCGAGCGCGTGGTACTGGTTTTTCGCGACGTAGCCGTCGGGCGGCGTCGTCTTCGGATTGACGTCGCGGAAATGGAAGCCGGTCGAGTCCTGCAGGACCGGCGGTCCATAGATTCGCGTGTACGACGCCACCGTCGACGGGATCGTGTTCGCGGGCAGCGAGATGACGTAGACGATCGCGACGTTCGGGCCGACGTGCTTGCCGAAGTTCTTCGCGGCGCTGTCGCCCGGGCGAGCGGTCCGAGCGACCGTGGTGCGCACAAGGGCACGCGTCGTCGTGACGATCACGATCTGCACGAACGTCGCGGTGAAGCGCAGCGCCTCGCCCGTCGTCGTGTCGCGCGGGATCTCGAGGTTCTGCAGCGCCATGTTGTCGTACGACTTCAGCGCCGTCGAGATCGTGACCGGCTCGCGCGCGTCACGGATCGCGAGCAGCGCCGCCAGCGCGCCGACGCTCGGCGGCGAGTCGTCGCCGTCGCCTTGTCCCGAGCCCACGACATCACGACCCTGCGCGATCGGCGGCAGCGGCGTGTCGCTGACGACGCCTTCGAGCTGCACCGTGATCGGCTTCGGGCGCACGTTGTCGGCGATCGGCGAGCCCTGCTCGACCGGGAACTGCGTCACTTCGCTCTCGTAGGTGTGCACTTCGCGGATCGACGCGTCGATCGTGTACGCGCCGATGACGATGGAGCGGCGAGGCGTCGTCACAGGTCGGCTCCGCCGGTGCCCGCGTGCGCGTCGCGTAGCGTGCCGTCCCACCACTCGCTGATGCCGGATTGCACCGCAGTCGAGATGTCGCGCGCGTCGCCGCTCGGCGCGGTGATGTGGATGTTCGGCGAGCCGATCGTGATGTGCGTGTCGCCACCGCGACCGCCGACAGGAGCCGAGAACGCCGGGCCGCCCGTGGCGTCGATCGACAGAACGTCGCGGTTAAAGCTCTGCAGGTCCTGATCGGTACCGGCGAACGGCGCATTCTTCAGGGTCGGATCCTCGGGATGCGCGCGCTGGTACGCGTCGGCCTGGTCCTGGACGTCTTGCTCCTTGGCACCGTGCTCCGTCGAGAACCCCGCCTCGTTCTTGATCCACTCCATCAGCTCGAGCAGCTGCTTGATCACCGGCAAGTCGGCCATCCAATCGAGCACCGCCTCGCCGGCGTTCTTGAGCTCGTCCCACGCCTCGCCGATCGCGTGCTTCACGCCGTCCCAGTGCTTGACGAGCTCGAGCACGCCCAGCGAGACCGCGGCGACCGCGGCGCCGATCGCGAGCAGCGGCCACGTCGCGGCGAGCGTCGCGGTCGCCCACGCGATGAACGCCGGGACCACGGAAGCCGCCACGACCGCGGCGACGCCGATCAGGACGGCCTGCGCGCCGGTGTCGCCGTCGAACGCGGCGACGAACAGGTCGTAGACGTCGCCGACGACGTCCGCCACCGTGGACAGTGCGGACCCGAGCGCGCTCGCCGCGGACGTGATGCCGTCGATGATCTGCTCGTGGTGACCGTCGAGCCACGTCTTGAACTCCTCGGCGAGCTTGACCACCGTCGGCGCCAGGCCCACCACGAGCGTGTTCTTCAGTCCCGAGAACGACGCGCCGATGCCGCGCACCGCGTCGGTGTAGGCGTGCAGCGACTCGGCGCCCTCGCCTTCGATCACGTTGCCGCTCGCGTGCGCCTCTTCGCGGAGCGCGGCCAGTCCCTTGGCACCCTTGTCGAGCAGCGGGATCATCGTGGCGCCGCTGCGCGAGAACAGGTCCATCGACAGCGCAGTCTTGGTCGCGCCGTCCGGCAGCTTCGCGAACGCGTCGGCGACCCTGTCGAGGATCTTCGACGTGTCCCCGCTCTTGATCGCGGGGTCGCTCATGGAGATGCCGAGCTTCTGGAACGCCTCGGCGGCCGGCCCGCTGCCCTTGCGCGCATCCGCAACCGAGCGCGCCAGGTGCGTCAGCGAGTCCTCGGACTCCTCGCTGGACAGGCCGAGTAGCTTCGTCGAGTACGCGAGCTCCTGCACCGCGGCGGCGGTCGTGCCGAGGCTCTTCGCGGCGAGCTCGGCGTGCTCGACCGATTCCGCGACGCCGTTGAACGCCTCGACGACGTGCTTGAATCCCTCGTACACCGCGAGCGCCTCGACGGCGGTCTTCGCGTGCTCGATCAGCTCGTTGCCGGCGCGCCACGAATGCTCATCGGGCTCCAAGCCGAGCGTAGCAAAAAGCTCAGCTATAATCACAGCTTACCTTCATTACGCACGTAGTCTGCAGCGCGCATGAGAACCGCAGGGTCGTCCTTCAGCTTGCCGATAGCGCTGTTACAGCCGACGCACAGCACGCCGCGGAATGCGCCGCTGCGATGGTCGTGATCGACGTGCACGCGGACCTTCAAGTTCTTGTCGAAGATCAGATCGCGACGACAGATCGCGCAGCGTCCCAACTGAAAGTAGACGGCGGCGGCAAGCTGCAGCGGCGTGATTCCGAAGTTGCGCCTCAGAACGGCAGCGCGAACGCGACCGGGGTTCTGATCGCGATCCCGTTTCCCGAGCTCGCTGATCTTCTTTTTGTTACCGGCGCGCCACTTTGCTCCTGCCTTGCGGACGAGAGCGCGGGCATGTTCAGGGTCTCGCTCACGCCAGCGGCGGTGCTTGTCGGCGTGCGCCTGCGGATCTGCCAGCATCTTCTGATATGCGCGCTCGCGGTCATCAGCACGACGCTCGTCAATATGCGTGGCGCGATATCTCGCGCTCCGCTCAGCTGATGTCAGCGCCACTTCACCGATCCGCTTCACGACGTCACCGTCCCCTCTCGCGCCGCAGCCGTTCCTCGACGAGTAGACGCGAAGCCCGCGCCGCGTCGTTGATCGACTCGATGACCGCCCACTGCGCGTCGACGTCGTCGATGGTCATGTTCTCGAGGTCGGTCCACGTGCAGTACCTCTCGGCGACGAGCCGCAAGCATGGGAAGACAGCCTCGAGCCCTTCCGGGATCTCGATCGTTACGGCGTCGGGGTCGGCTGCTCGGACCCGGCGCCTTCGACGAAACTCGCGGCGAGGTTCGTCTCGACCGCGAACATCACGGCGGCTTCGAGCGCGTAGTGGTCCGTGCCGAACGCGTCATCGATGGATCGGGCATCGAGTAGGTCGATCTTGCGCGGCTGCCCGTTGCCGTCGCGCTTGACCACGCTGGTCTCGCGGAGCGCGTCGATCGTGAACCGCTCGTGCTCGTCGGCGGTCATCGAGGCGAACGCCGTCGTGATGATGCTGCGGACGTCGTCCTTGCCGATCTTGGTCAGCGGCGTGCCGCGTCGGTCGGCTTCCTTCGCGATCAGCCGCTGCACCTCGTGGCGCAGCCGCGAGCCGCGCATCGCGCGCATCTTGACGGTGGTCACGTCGACGCCGCGGATCGTCTTGGTCTGGGCGACGCCGTTCGTCACGAAGTCGCCCCGCCGTCGAACATCTCGAGCTGCGGCACGAGCACCGTCCACTCGAACTCGCCCGCCGTCGCGGCGCGCGCATCGTCGGGATAGCCTTCGAGTCGGGCGTTGTCGCCGTGGTGCAGCGTCGTACCGTTGAGGTCCTCGAGCTGAGCCTCGAACGTACCCGAGCCGTTCGTCTCGTCGGCGAGGATGAAGCTCGACAGGATGTCGTTGATGGGCGCCTGCTGCATCGTGCGGAACACGATCCGGCCGCGCTTGTCCTGCGAGCGGACGTCGACGACGTCGCCCTGCAGACCGACCACGTCGGTGAACAGCTTGGTGACGCGCGACACCTTGATCGACGACGCCGTCACGAGCCCCTGCACGGGCTGACCGTTGATGGTCAGCACGTAGCGCTCGGGGTCGTAGTTGCGGAAGAAACCGGACATCGTCGCGCTCCTCGGTTACTGGGTCAGGAACCCGTTGATGTTCGCGGCCTGGATCGATCCGGCGATCTCGCCGGTGAACGTCACGCCGTTGAGCGTGCGCGACGACTTGTCGCTCGGCGAGACGTTGGCGAGCTTCGGCGTCGTCACCGACGACGATCCGGCGACGAGGATCTGATCCGACTCGGCGCGCTTGAGCGTCGCGCGGATCTTCGCGCCGACGCCGGAGATGCCCGGATCGGTGTATGGGACCTGCCCGTTCTGATCGAGCAGGTCGAACACCGACGCGTTGCCGTCGTTGCGGATCGCGTCGATGCCGATCGTCGTGTCGATGTACTCTCCGCTGCCGACCTGCGCGGTGTTCATCGTGCGGTTGACGCCGTAGACGAGCTCGAACGACGTCGCGTTGCGAGCGACGATGTTCGCGCGCTGCGTCTCGGTCAGCGGGACGACCGACACCGCGGCGAGCGGCTTGATCGCCCACGTCGGCCAGATGCCGAGGCCGCGCTTCATCAGCGGCAGCATCGTGCCCATCCATGCGAAGTCGCCGAACTCCGACGGGTGCGGGTGGTAGAAGCCGGCCGAGCGGCCGTAGTTGTTCGTCTTGAGCGTGTCGATCGCGTCGCCGTTACCGGCCGCGGTCAGGATCGTCGACGTGTCCTGCGACTGGACGATGAACAGCCGCTTGTTGGCCTCGATCCACACTGCGGCGGCGTCGGCGACCGCGGCGCTGTTGAACGTGTTGCCGAACGCGTACCAGGTCTTGTTCTCGTTGAAGATCGCGGCGAGATCCGTCGCGATGCCCGCGTCGGCCGTCGTCTCGCTGATCTTCATGACGGTCGGATCGTCGACCTCGACGCTGAACCAATCGCCGGCCGCGCTGCCGGTGATCGTGACGGGACTCGACGAGCCAGCCGCCGTGTAGTTCTTGTTCGCGACCGCGTTGAGCGCGGTGACCGCCGCAGCCGCCCACTCGGCGTCCGTCGGCGACGAGTCGCTCGTGAACGTGACGGTCGTGTCGACCGAGCTCGACGTATCGCAGCGGACGCGCAGCGAGTAGGTGTGCGAGGCGGTCGTCGTCGGGTTGATCGCGGAGATCGAGAGAATCTTCGTCGGCTTGAGCGCGAACCGGCCGACCACGACCGGCGTCGGCGGCGTCGGCTGCGCGAACAGCGCCGCGGCGATCCGGTTCTCGGGCAGATTCGCGTTCGCGAAGTCGGCGAGGATGCCGGCCGCGCTCGAGTAGGTTCGCGTCCGCTCGGGCCAACTCGCCGTGTAGCTCGGGATCAGCGCGATGCCGAAGCCGGCCACCGCGGTTGCCGCCGCAGCGAGCGAGATTTCGACGTCGACGTAATCCGAGTCCGCCATGGCGCACAGGGTCGTGCCGACGGGGAAGTCGGCTGCGGGATTAGCGTCAGTCGGACGTGTCGATGTCGACCGTCGCGTTGTCGATGGTCCCGGTGGCGGTAACCCGCTCGATGTACGTGCTCGTCTCGTCGAACGAGCTCGCCAGGTTGAGCGCGATCGTCACGAACGCTCGCGGCTCGAATTCGGACGCGTTGACGACCGAGCCGATCGAGCGCGGTCGCTCGAACGTGGCGACGGCGACGCCGGCGGTTGCCAGCGCGGCCGCCACCGATTCGAGGCGGCTCGCGGTCATGACGCCGTCGAGCATGCCGAGCGGCGAGCTCGCGCCGATGCCCGTCCCGCCGGCGCCCGCGAAGGCCGTCAGCTCGAGCGTGCCCGCGCGCGGACCCTGCGTGTGCTGCGTGACCTCCTGGCCGGCGCGCACCGTGTCGGCCGTGCCGACGATCGTGATCGTTCCCGAGCCGGCGCTCTCGAGCGTGATCGGGACCGGCGGCGATGCCATCGCGTCGAAGAAGTCCGCGGCGATCTGGAGCGTGTTCGCGTCGATCGCGATCGCCCACAGCGGCTGGTCGGCGACGAGCGGCTCGGGCAGCGTGACCGACGCGTCGAGCTCGAGCGGGCCGTCGCCGGTGACGCGACCGTGCGCCGTCGCGGTCAGCTTCGACGTGCCGGTATCGATCGCGCTGACGGTGATCGTCGGGACGGTGAGCACGTTCGGCTCGCGCGCGTACCAGTCGTAACCACCGACGCCGCCGACGGTGAGCCGCATCGAGATGTAGGGTCCGCTCGGGCGCGGCGGCCGCGTGCCGCCGCTCGGATCCGAGCCCTGGTCGGCGTACACGACGTGCGCGTCGTCGAGCCCGCTGCCTCGCATGACCCACGCCTGGATCGCGGGCAGGATCGCGTCCCACGCGATGCCGGTGGCGCCGCTCACGGCAGCCGCCGACGCGCGGCGAACGCGCGGTAGTGGACGCTGTCCGGCATCATGACCGGGCCGTCGACGCGGAACACGAGGAAGTTGTCGGCGCCGATCGCGATCGAATCCGGGGTGCGACCATTGGCCGCGTCGAGCAGCTCGATCGAGGTGCCGATGACGCGCGTCATGCTTGCGTTCACGCCCTCGGGCAGCGCCTCGAGCTCGCCGCCGTACGGAACCACGACGGCGTCGATCTCGATCGTCGAGACGTCAGGCGCCGCGTAGACGCCGCCGGTGGCCGGCGCGTAGGTCGTGCGCGTGACGACGTAACAGCCGGTCTTGAAGGCGGCGAGTGAGTCGAGCAGCGACATGGCTATTCCCCGACGCCGCCCTTCGCGTCCGCCTCGTCGACCACGGACCACGTGATCGCGCCGAGCAACCTGCCGGTATCGACCAACGGCTTTGAGCTGCCCTTGGCGGCTATCGTCGCGGGCGCGAGCGGCGGCGGCAGGTCGCCCTGCGTGATCGTCGCCTTGACCGCTCCGGCGCCCCACGCGCCGATCAGGCCGACGGCGCGCGCGACCGACATGCCGTGCAGCACGACCTGCTTCGCGGCGCCCTCACAGACCTTGACGAGCTCGGCGCGCTTCTCTTCGAACGTTCGTCGCAGCGGCCGGCGCTCCGGGATCGTGGCTGTGCCGAACTCTTGGAATGCGAGCACGTCGGCGAGCGACGTCCCGTCCGCCTCGGTACCCGAGAACACGCCGACCTTGGCGACCTTGCGGGCGCTGTCGACGATCGACGCGGCGAGGACGCGCCACTTCTTATCGTTGAAGGTCGGCGACTTCACGTGACGATCCCGGCGCGGTTCGGACGCCCGTGCACGATCTCGTCGAACATGCGGCCGAACGACGTCTCGGGGTGCGCGATCCACGCGAGCATCGGCGGCGGCGCGTAGCTGCGCTGGAGGCCGAACGCTTCCTCGCCGACGACCGGACCGGCCGGCAGCGTCGAGCTCGACTGCATCACCGCGTAGTGGGCCGCTAGCAGCGCGCGTGCGCGCGCGTACTCGACGCCGTCCTCGCCGTCGAAGTAGCCGCATTCGAACGCCGCGTTGACGTACGCGAGGATCTCGGTCTGCGCCGACGTCAGGATCGCCGTGAGCGTCGCCGCTTGCTGCGACGTCGCCGCGATGTTTACGACGTCGGTCCACGCGATGTCGGCCATCGCGCGGCGCTCACTTCGCCGGCTTGCCGCCGACCTTCGCGGGCGTCGGAGCGACCGGCGGCTCTTGCGCCGATGGAGGCGTCGGCGCCGGAGCGGGCGGAAGCGGAGCGGGCGTCGGAGCGACCGGCTTCGCGGGCGACGGCTTCGCTGGTTTGCGATGCCGCGCCTCGAACCGCTTCTCGTACTTGCTTCGCGAACGCGCCATGGTCGTCTCCTCGGCGCCGAGCGGCGCGACGTGCGTTAGTAGCGGGCCCGGGAATCGCGCCCGGTTCTCGTGGGTATGAGCCACGCGTGTTACTGGTTCACCTGCCCGCAGAAAGGCCGCCCGCACGGCGGCGTTCGATCAGATCTGGAGCATGTAGCGGTACGCGACGACGTGGCGCATCACGTATCCGCCGCACTTGCCGCGCGCCGGAATGATGATGTTGTCGTCGTCGTACTGCTCGGCGAGTTGCTCGTAGCTCCTCGGAATCAGCGCGCCGCCGCTCATCGGGTTGACGGTGCCGTTGTCCATCGCAGGAGCGAGCACCATCATCGGGCCGTTCGAGTGCGAAGCGTCGGCGGTCGACAAGCGCCACCACGGCACGATCGCCTTCAGCATCTTGAAGTTCGCCTCGATGAACGCGAGGATCGTCACCGGCGATCCGCTCGACGGGTTGAGCGGCGTGGTCGCGATGAGCGTCCAGCGATCGTACGGCAGGAACAGCACGTACTGGTCGAACGCGGGCACGTCGGAGCCCGGAAGCTGCGCCTGCTTCAACGCCGAGTTTGCGGCGGTGATGATGTTCGCGACGTCCTGGACGATCTTGTACGGGTCAGCCCCCGTCGCGTTCCATGCCGTCGCGCTGCCGCCGTCCTTGATGACTGGAGCCGTCGTCGCGACGCCTGGGAAGTTAGCGATCCCTGGGATGCCGGTCGGCGAGTCGCCGGTGCAGAGCAGCCCGTCGATCTGCTGCTCGATCGTATTGACCGCGCCGACCTGCGAATCGCCGGGCAAGTCCTGTCCGGTCTCCGATGCGGCGCGGATGTCGTCGACGGTCCAACCGAACGACGCCTTGATCGTCTTCACGGCCTGCGTCGTCTCGCGACGGATCACCTTGATGGTGCCGCCGTCACGACCGCCCGGACCGGTCTTCTTCGCGCTGCCCTGGAACTCGGTGAGCGCGTACTTGTACACCGGAAGGTTCGGCGACGCGCCTTCGACGAGCGGAAGGTTCTTCCGGCCCACGAGTCCCGGAACGACCTTGTAGTATTTCGTCGGGTCGAGCTTCTGGAGCTGATTGCTCAGCCAGTAGGAGTCGACGCCGTCGATGCGAGATGCGAATTCGTTGAGGTTCATGACGTCTCTTCTCCTCAGGTATCGGCCGCGGCCAGGTTGAGATTGGCCATGTCGATCTCGAGCACGGCGAGCCCGGCGGCGTAGGTGCCCTGCCACGACGCGAACGCCGACATGTCGATCGTCTTGTTCGCGTCGGCGGTCGGCAAGAACGCGCCGACCTGAAGATGCCCGGCGCCGTTCACCGTGTGACGGACGTGCACCTCGCTCGTCGGAGTGACGTTCGCCTCGGTGATGACCACGATGCGCTTCGTGCGCTGCACCGAGAACGTCGTTTCCGGCAAAAATCCGCTGCCGTCGGCGTCGAGCTGCGAGTAGGAGTCGACGCCGTCGATGCGAGATGCGAATTCGTTGAGGTTCATGACGTCTCTTCTCCTCAGGTATCGGCCGCGGCCAGGTTGAGATTGGCCATGTCGATCTCGAGCACGGCGAGCCCGGCG